TGACACAAATAAGGTTGAGTTTAAGATGGATCCAATTGAGAACGGTGTTCAAGAAGGATCTTTTGAAAAGTATCGTAAACAAAATCGTGATGATATTTTGATCGCTCACCAAGTTCCACTATCCAAGATTGGCGGAGGCGAGTCAGGCGGTATTGCTGCTGCCCTTGCTCAAGATCGTACCTTTAAAGAGCAGGTTGCAAGACCAGCACAAAGAGAACTTGAGAAGATATTAAATAGAATTATTAAAGAAAAGACAGACATTCTTGTTTTGAAATTTAACGAACTTACTCTAACAGACGAAAATGTTCAGTCTCAAATTCTTGAAAGATATGTAAAGAATCAGGTTATGCTTCCAAATGAAGCAAGAAACGTCTTAGGACTTCCACAAAGGGAAGGAGGAGATGAACCTTTTCAACCAAAGCCACAGGATAATGCGACTAGAGCACGGGATGCAGAAAGAATGAACAATCAGTCTGATAGCACAGCCACCGTCGCTGGAAGAAATCCAAAGGGTGAAGGTAGATCGTCTCAATAATCGAGATAAGTAAAAAAAGGCTCTATAATATATTCTAGTATGATTATATCCAAAGCCCATTGGAACACCGATGGCGATTCAGTAAGACTTTCCCTTCCATTTGCGAAGGTTGATAAGGAGAGACGTATAGTCTCTGGTTTTGCATCTCTTGATAACGTTGATAAGCAAGGCGATATTGTAACAGCAGAAGCATCAATGAAAGCATTCTCTGCATTCCGTGGTAACATTCGTGAAATGCATCAACCACTTGCAGTTGGCAAGATGGTTAACTTTAAAGAAGATAGATATTTTGATCCAGAATCTAAAAAGTTCTATTCTGGAGTTTTTGTATCAGCATATGTTTCAAAGGGTGCACAAGATACATGGGAAAAAGTTCTTGATGGAACACTAACTGGGTTTTCAATTGGCGGAAGAATGAATAAGTGGGATGATGGATATGATGAAAAGTCAGATTCCACAATTAGAATTATTAAAGACTATGATCTTGTAGAATTGTCATTAGTAGACTCACCAGCAAATCAATTTGCAAATATTATGCATGTAGAAAAAGTTGATGGTGTTGCTGTTGTTAAGGGTCAGGATGTTGCGTTAGAAAATGTTTTCTACGATGAAGAGTCTGGACTTGTAATGGTCTCAGAAGAAGAATCAGTTGTAAGTCCAACAACTGGTAATCAAATGAAAAATATAGGTTTCGTTGAAAAAGAAGACAACGAAAAAATGGATATAGTCAAATTCTTAGTAGATAGTGCTAAAGGCATGAATGCTTCTAAGATTACAGAGGAGGTAAATCCTATGGCAAAGAGAGCAAAGGCTGAAGAAGCCGAAGTTATCAAGTCAGAAGAGATCGCTCCAGTTGCTGAAGAAACTCCAGTCGTTGAGACTGAAAAGTCTGATGTTGAAGAAACTGTAAAGTCTGATGTTGAAGAAACTGAAAAGTCTGAAACAACAGAAACAGAAGAGGCAACAGAAAAGGCTGCACATCCAGATAAGGAAACTCCTGCAGAAGATGCAGCAGAGGGTCCAGATGCAGAGATGGAAGAAGAGAAGAAGGCAAAGAAGTCAGATGAAGTAGTTGTTGATTCAATTGCTGAAATTAAAGAAACTATTACATCGGCCTTTAGCGATCTTTCAAATACTCTTAAAGCACTGCAAGCAGAAGTAGAAGTACTTAAAGCAAATGCAGTTGATAAAGAGTCAGTACGAAATTCGTTTGATGCAGTCGCCAAAGATATTGCTGTAACAAATGAACGATTCAGTGAGTTTGGAAAACGTGTAGACGCAGTAGAAGCAGATACCGCTTTCCGAAAGTCTGGCGATCTAGGCGAGATCGTGCAGTATCAGCCAGAAGAAACTCTGGTTGAAAAATCCTTATGGGGCGGACGTTTCCTCAAAACAGCCGACTTATTTAGATAAGTAAAAAACTCGGAGGTGACAATATGTCGGAAGAAATAAAGAAAAATCAGCCAGGAGAATCTGGACAACTTGGTGGCACAACACCAGGTCTTTATCAGGCACAGGGTGCATTTGCATCAGGTTCTGAAGCAGGTTCAAACATACCTGGCAACTATACTGATGGCGGTGTCCTCGGTAATGTTCCAAATGCAAATCTTGGAGTTACTACAGGTCCAAACGCAGTAAATCCTTCAGGTGAGGCTGGATCAGGTATCCTACGCCCAGAACAGGCACAACGTTTCATTGATTACGTTTGGGATGCTACAGTTCTCGCCCAGGATGGTCGTCGTGTCACAATGAGAGCAAACACCATGGAACTCGAAAAGATTAACGTTGGTGAGCGTGTTATACGTGCTGCTGCTCAAGGTGTTGGTGACTACACAAATACAGGTGCTACATTCTCAAAGGTAGAACTTACAACCAAGAAGATTCGTCTAGATTGGGAAGTTTCTGCTGAAGCACTTGAAGATAATATTGAAGGTACAGCGCTTGAAGATCATCTTGTTCGCTTGATGACAAATGCATTTGCTAACGATATTGAAGACCTAGCCATTAATGGTGATGGTTCAACAGGCAACTTCCTTTCAATCATGAAGGGATTCGTCAAGAAGCATCAAGACAACGGAGATTCACACGAAGCAGAACTTACAGTTACTGACAACGCATGGACTCCAGAAGTAATGCAGGAACTTATTTTGGCAATGCCACGTAAGTATCGTGCACTTAAGAATAATCTTAAGTTCTATGTTGGTACAGATGCTTTCGCAGGTATCGTAAAGCACAATGGTACACTTGCTGATGCAATTGCAGAAGCATTTGCTGGTAAGCCAGCAGGTACCCCTGCAAACCGTCAGGCATATCTTGATGGTCAAGGACAGACATTCGGTGGAGCACGTACAACTCGTGTTCTCGGAATTGATGTTCAGGAAGTACCTTACTACCCAGAAGGATATGTCGATTTGACATTCCCTCAGAACCGTGTATGGGGCTTCCAGCGTGATATCGTTGTAAACCGTGAGTACAAGGCAAAGAAGGATACTATTGAATATACAGTATTCGTTCGCTTTGGTATTCAATGGGAAGAAGAAGACGCTATCGCATGGGCCGATGCTGCATCAGATGAATAATCTGTAATCAGTAACCTTTGAGAGGGGGCAGGGGATAAAACTCCTCCCCCTCTTATTTTTTAGTTTTATTATTCTGTTATAATAGTCACAAGGAGGTAAATAATGGAAGAAAATAATCAAGTAAATGAATCTGCAGTTGTAGAACAGCCAGAGGCGCAGAGTGCATGGGATAAGTTTAAGCAAGAAAATCCTGCTCCACTAACCAACACTGAAGAAGTTGCCAAAGAAAATAATATAGAGGCATCTATCTCAACTCCAGAACCAGAAGTAACTGTTATTACTACAAATGATTTAGCATCATCATCTTCTGAGCCACAGGTCTTGGGATCAGTAGCAGAAGGTGTAATTGGGGTAACAACAGCAGAACCAAAGCCAGTTAATAATTCAGCAAAACCTGTTGAACCAACTGAAAAGGCTGCAATTTATTCTTTAAAGAATATTAGCGTTCCAGGATTAGGCAAAGTCTACCGTGGATATAATATTGTAAAAAAGGATTCCTTAGATAAGTGGCTCGAAAAGTCTTATATTAGAGCAGCAACTCCAGAAGAAGTAGCAAAGGAATTTGGTAAGTAATAATGGAAGTATTGAGAGTTCCACCTTATCCTCTAGTCACAACATGGGATTTGCCTATAGCAAATTATGAATATGTTGTGTATGTTGAGGATTTGGTGGATCACTCAGTAGAAGAGTCAAACATTTCTTCTAATTCAAATGGAAAGTTAGTTTATCAGTTACCATTAGAAAAAGTACAGTTTGATCGTGACTTCTTAATTAGATTTTATGATACAGAGCATGAACACATTTTATACGAAAGTAATTTGTCTATTGTAAGACCATACGTTAACCCAGCAGATTTAGGTACAACTGCAACTGAAGTTAATCAATATAAAATGTATGAACTTATTGCTAGATCAATTATTGATACATATGTAGGTGATGGTTTTTATAACCATAAATTAGTTATGAATACAACTGGAAATGGAGCAGACTATTTTCCTATATGGCATGATTTTAATAGAGTATTAAAAGTTTATGAGAACGATATTTTAGTTTACGACATTAATAATCCTGAAGATTATGACTATGAGTATAAAGTTTTATTAGATAATTCTGCAATTTATAGAGTTGAAAGATCTACTATTGGTAATGAAAGAAATAGAAGAGAAAATGATTTAACAAAGATATCAACAGCACATGGAGATTTAGGTTTTGTTGCTTATTCTCCAACAGATTTTCCAAGAGGCTTTGATTATACCTTTATTCTTGACGTTGGATATCGTGCAGTTCCAGCAGATGTAGAAGCAGCAACAAATATGCTTATTGAAGACATTAAATGCGGTAAGTTAGATTATTATACAAGATATATCTCTTCATATAACACAGATCAGTTTAGAATTCAGTTTGATAAGGGCATGATGTCTGGTACTGGAAATATGGTAGTAGATAAAATTTTAGATAAATATATTAAGGCAATAACTAAGCCAGGAGTGCTGTAATGGTTGTATGCGAAACCACAGACTTCGCATTTCCCATGCAAGCAGACGTATATCATCCTATAGTTGAGCAAGGCGTATACGGAGAAGTTAAGAAGACTTGGATTTTAGATAGAACAATTGCCTGTTCATTTGCAGCAGCAGGCACGGCTTTTAAAGAAGAAGTTACACCTAATGTTAATATCACACAAGAAAAAATATTGCTTGGAAGAGTAAAAACAGACATTAGAATGTCAAGCGCTGATGGTCGCAATTCAATTACAAATGTTATTATTACAAATATTAGAGATAAAAATTGTAACGAGATATATATAGAAACATCAGGACCTCGTGCAGGCAAGTCTACTATTTTTGAAATAGCAACCCAGGATCCATTTGCTGGCCCATTTGGAAATGTGGAATACTACAAATTAATTATTCGTAGATCTGAAAATCAGGCGGTAGATGTTTAATGCTTAAAGTTGTTTTTGATAGTAAGCAATTTACCAAAGAGATGAACAACATCATGAAATACTCAACTGGATTTGTTCAAGGTATCGAACGTGGAAAGAAAGCATTATACGCAGGACTAGGACCACAGATATCAGAACTTGCTTCACAGTTTATTGATGCTAATGCTAGAGTGTCTCCAGAATTATTACATCACGTTTATGAGTGGCATCGAACTGGAAGTCCTGAGGCTAGATTATTTGATATTGATTTTACAATTAGTAATATTGGTTTGACGTTTAAAACATCCTTTAAGCAATCAACATCAATTAAGAATGGATCAAATGTTCCATTTTACAATAAAGCACAAATTATGGAAAATGGTGTTGCCGTAACTATTAGG